AGCGATCGACCACTACCGGCAGAACAGCGACTGCAAGGTCCTCGGGGTCACGGCAACTCCCAACCGACTCGACGAAGCGGCACTCGGCCAGATGTTCGACGAGGTCGCATTCGCTTGGGACTTCACCGATGCAAGGGACGAGGGTTGGTTGTGTCCGGTCAAGGCGCGTGCCTGTCGGGTCGAGGCGATCGACCTGCGAACGGTTCCTCGCCGGGGCCGCCGTGGTGATTTCGTCGAGAAGCACCTGAGCAACGTGATGCGGTCGAAGAAGGTTCTGTTCGGGATCAGTGCCGTCCTCCGCGACCACCTCGAACCCCGGAAGACGCTCGTCTTCTGCTCATCTGTCGATGCGGCGCAGGACCTGTGCGAGATGCGACAGGCGGCAGGGGTCAACGCTGCCTGGGTGTGCGGGGACAAGCGTCGGACCTCGGACCACGACCGAAAGAGGATCATCCGTGGGTTCGCATCCGGAGAGATCACCGAGGTCTACAACGTCGGCGTGTTCACCGAGGGGTTCGATGACCCGACGATCGAGCGGATCGTCATGGCCAGACCAACTCTGTCCGAGGCCCTGTACCGCCAGATGATGGGTCGGGGAACACGGACGTGGCCAGGCCTGCTCGACGTTCCGGATCTCGCCGGAAGGGACAAGGCCAACGAACGGAAGCTGGCTATCTCCTCCAGTCGGAAGTCGCACATCGAGATCATCGACCTGGTCGGGGTCACGGCGATGAACGCCCGACCGATCACTGCGACCACCGCATTGGGTGGACAGTGGGACGACCCCGTCGTGGAAGAGGCCCAGCGGATCGTCGAGCGAGACGAGGCGATCGACACGGAGGCGGCGCTGGAACTGGCGGCGGAACACCTGGAGCGGGAACGGTGCATCGACGAGGTCTGGCGGCAGATGGAGGCAGAGCGGAAGCAAGCCATGTATCGGGAGGTCGAGTACACGGCGAAGGTCACGATCGGGACCATGGAGTCCCCGACAGAGGAGGCTGAACGACTCCTCGGCGCCAAGTACGTCCGCGAGCGTGGGTTCTTCCGTGGCCGACGGCCATCCGAGCCACAGTTGAACGTCCTGGAGCGGGCCGGGATCCCATTCGACGACACCACCACCATGGCGTGGGCATCGAAGATGATTAGCCGAATCCAGAACCGGACCAGCAAGGGTCTGTCCAGTTTCCGGCAGATGCGGGTGCTGGAGAAGCACGGGATCGACGGGACGAAGATGTCCTTCGATGACGCAAAGAAGTTGGTCGGCGACCTCCAGCGGCAGTTTGGATGACGGCAGAGATCCTCATCCTGCGGTCCTACCCAATCCCGTGGGGGTCCAGGGATCTCCTCCTGTGGTGGCATGTCTTCATCTCGAAACTGACTGCGTTCATCTCTTGCAGCGACGTGTCCCACGTCATCGTGGTGATCGACCGGACCTGGTTGGTGGAGGTCAGTTCGTCCGGACTCTACGCCCACGACCCGGGATCTTGGTATGCCGCCCACGGGGAAAGGGTTCGATCCGCGTACTCGTACACGGTCCACGGTTCTGAGGGTCTGAGGTGGGTTGCATGGTACGCCCAGAACCACGGCGGCAAGCACCCGAACCCCTGGAAGTACGAGTGGATCAGGCTCTGGCACATAATTACGAGGGGAGTTGTGCCCTGTATGACGTGTTTGTGGCCTGCTCGGTGTATAATGGAGTCGGTGGGTGTAGACGTCCCGCAGTGGGTCGTCGCCCCTTCGCAACTTCGGCGACTCCTAGATGCCTCCAGACCTATCGTCCACAAGGATCGCACACCAAGAGCGGCGGGCAAAGGCTTCGGTTGAACCGGACCTGATCCCCTCCTCGACGTCGAAATTGCTGCCCTGGCTTGTCGCCCAACACCCCGTTCCGGCCCTGTCAATCAGGAATCTGCACCAAGAAGAGGCGAGAAACGAGTATATCCGCCTCCGGGCAGTGTATGATTTCGTTGTTGGTCTGGACATCCAATACCGGCAACAGGCCGAGAAACTCAGAGGGACCCAACAATGAGCAGTCCTGACGCCCCCGATCCGCTGCCTCCTCCGCCCCCGGCAGCACCACCCGACATGTCCGAAGAGCAGGAGGAGGCCGCCCGCCGCCGACGTGCCTTGGAAGCCCAGCGGATGGGCCGACGCGACTTCCGGGTGACTCCGCCCCGGTCTCGTCCGGACACGGGGATCCGTCTCCCGGGCAGAGAAGCGTAGCCCATGCCAACTCAAAAATTCACAATCGAGGATATGTTCGCCAGGAAGGATCGGGAGCGAGCAGGCAGCTTGACCCAGGCCAGGCTCGCGGCCATCCTCACGAAACCATACGTCCTACCACCGGCCACTCAGAAAGCGAATTCCGAACTACCACCCAACTACCAATCACTTGGTGCTAGGGGAATCTCCATTCTGACTGGTCGCTTGATGCTCGCGCTCTACCCGGCGCAGATGCCATTCTTCGTATTCACGCCAGCGGCCCACATCCTCAACGCACCGGATGCAGATCCAGTCGAGATGCAGGACGCGCAACAGTCGCTATTCCTGTACGGTCGGGCGTTGATGGCGAAACTCGAACAGCAGGATTTGCGTCCTGATGTCGAGATGCGGAGGCGAAGCCTCGGGTTCCGTGCGCACAAGACGAAGGTGATTGACCAGGTCCTGATTACGGGGGATTGCCTCGAACGAATGCTGGACGACTACCGTCTCCAGATGTTCCGTCGGGATCAATACGTCACGGCCAGGGACGGGGCCGGTGGAGTGATGTACCACATCACCCGGGAGATGATCGACGTTGCCACCCTTACTGACGAGCAGTTCGGCAAAAGTGGCTTGGACAGTGACGTTCGGATGGATCCTGATCCGTCGAACAGGATGCACCCGATGTTCTCCTGGGTGAAGTGGGAGCCGTTTGCGAAGAACTGGACGATCATTCAGGAACTGAACCAGAACGAGATCGCAGAGTCTACCGAACCTGTCAATCCGTATATCTGTACGCCATTCGAGTTGATCGGAGGCGAGGACTACGGTCGAGGGTTCATAGAATCCAATGCGCTGGGTGATCTTCGGACGCTCGACGAATTGGAAATGACCCGCCTGGACATGCTTTCCCTCGCCGGGAACATGAAGATAGCCAAGGACCGGGCCAGTCTTGTCAGCGACAAGGAACTACTGCAACCACCGGGCACCGTGATTTCCGGGGCGCGGGTCGAAGGCGGCAGGGTGCAGGATATTGGCGTGGTATCGTTCACCGATGTCCGCGACTACTCCATGCTCGTCGAAGGCGTGCGCGACAAGAGGAACGACCTCGGAAAGTCTATGCTCATAGAGTCTGAGACCGTCCGCAATGCGGAGCGGGTCACGACGATGGAGATTTCGAGGAACGTAGCGGAGTTGAACGGCGCACTCGGTGGCGTTTACGTTTCCCTGGCCGACGATCAACAGATCCCACTGGTTGCACGGTTGCAGTACCAGTTCGACAAGGACAATGGGATCATGTGGACCAGCGACGATGAAGGCAACTCCAGGATCGAGATGCAGTCGGTCACTGGCCTCGCCGCGTTGAACACGTCGCAGGAAATCGACAAGCTGATAAACGCATTGGGTGCAATCCAACAACTCGGCGAACCTGCAATCGGAGAGATCGACATGCGTGTCGCCGTTCAGGTTCTTCTGCGACAGATCGGAGTCCACGAGCCTGGCTTGTTCAAGTCCGATGAGCAGAAGGACATGGAATCCAAGCGAGCATTGGTCCAGCAGTTGGCAATGGCCGGAGGTCAGCAGGCTATCCAGACCACCGGAAGAATTGCCGAGCAACAGGCTGGCGCTCAAGCGGGCGCACAACAACAACAACCGCAACTGGAGGCAGTCTAATGCCAGAGATAATCACCTGTAGAACGGCGGCAGTGTTCAGCATTTTTCAGCGTGAATCAATCAGCAAGGGATACAAATTCGCATCCATAATCAACGCAGACGGAAGCATAAGCGTCTCGATTGCAGACGAACAAGCGGAAGAGGCAAAAGCATTCGTGGATGGAATCCACGCAGACATGGACAAGGCGGAACAAAAACGCAAGGAAACCAAGGCACAAGAACAGAAGGAGGAAATAGCGAAGCGAGCCAGAACCACAAAGGAGTCCACTGATGGAAAACCAAGGCGCAAACGAAGGGTATTCTCCAGATCAAAGCGAGCCTAGTGCGGCAGCACCACCGGCCCCGCCCCCGATGATGACCGAGTTGTCCCAGGACCAACTCTCCGGTCTGAGTCCAACTGCCAGCAAGTTCGTCAAGGACGGGAACCTCAACGTCACCAACCTCCTTCGCTCCTACGGTGAAGCGGAGAAGAAGTTGTCTGCACAGCAGGCGAATCAGGACACCAAGTCCGACGACTTCGCGATCCCACGGGGCGGAGAGGGTGGTGGAGCAGAATCGTGGAACATGGACCAGACCCTGTCTGCGGCGGGACTGTCCGTGGAGATGCTGGTTGAGCAAGCGTCATCTCCCGAAGGGATTCCCCAGGAGACCTTCGACGCTCTCGGTCGGGTAGGGGTTCCCAGGGCCATGGCGGAATTCGGCATCCGTGGCGTGGTTGCCGAGAAGAAGTTGGCACAGCAGGAGGTCAGCACCGCCATCAACGATGCCTACGAAACTGTCCAAGCCGGACGGGCAGAGGTGGACGGTCGGGCGGCCTTCGAGTCTCTGAAAACTTGGGCCGGGACGTCCGGCGCCTATACTGAAGCGGAACTCGACGTCCTTGAAACCCAACTGAGGGACCCCGCGACAACCAAGATGGCAACGGAACACATGATGTCCCGGCACCAATCCGCCATCGGATCTGGAAGGGCAGGACCATTGGTACAAGCTGGAAGTGGTCCAGCAGGCGGAGCAGGGATGCTCATCACGGCACAGAACTATAAGGAAGTCCTCGCCCAATCCAGGGGATCAGGCCCACAGGCCCAGATCGCCAAGCAGGCACTTCTCCAAGCACGCGCAAATGGCACGTTGGCATCCGCAATACTTTAGGGGTAACTACTTATGTCGTACAAACTTAGCACAGAATACCGCAGGCTTGAGGAGTCGCTTGGGGTCGAGGTCGCACACACGATCTCCCCCCAGATCAGTGACCCCAAGGACCGGACGATCGTCCTGAGTCCGGAGACTCTCGTCTTCAGGGTGATTGACCGGGTCACTGGCCAGACCATGCTCACTCACAAACTGGAAGGGATGGGTCCTGACGCAGAATTGCAGGGACACCAAGAGGCCCTGGATCTCGCAAAGGGATCCGAAAAACCGCTCACTCCTGCCCAGATGTCGCAGCGGAATTCCGCCCTTGAGGCTGAGAACAAGGAACTGAAGGCCCGCCTTGAGGGTCGACCGGGCGGGATGCCTGCCGAGACCGTGCGGGACCGTTCTGCACGATTGACGGTCGAACTAGAGGCGGCGGGGATAGATCCGCCGTCGGGGATGAAGGTCAGCAATCGGTGGTGCGAGGAAGCAGAGCAACTCCTGATTGACGCTGCCCCGGTCCCTGGGACTGAACCCGACACCGAGGTGGATCCCGACGAGGAACTGGTTTCCAACGTGACCGAGATCCCCCGTGGGAACCCAGAAATATCCCGAGGTCGTGCCGCAGTGGTGCAGGGAGCAGAAGAAATCGGGGTTTAGACCCGATCCTGTGCTATAATGATGCGAGACGGGTCCTGCTGGTACGCGGTAATGTGCCTACGACCGACGGATCCTTGCAACTAGATGCCGACAACTTGAGCCTGGTCCGTGTCGGACAACCATCTCGGCCCGACACCACCGCCGGATAACTCCGTTGTGGCGAACAGTGCTAAATCGTGCGCTGATCGTTTGTCAACCACCACGGAGTTTATCCAATGGCTACATCCAACACTTCCAGGTTCTTATCGAACGCTGGTGACGACCAATCACTTGCCCTGACCCAGTTTTGGGGAACGGTACTCGAAACATTCAGAGCTAAGACACTGCTCTGGAACTCTCTCGGCCCAGATGGCGTTGGCGGCAGCGTCTCTCCCGATGCCATCGTGGCGTCAATGGTTGTGAATTCCGGCAAGTCGTGGGAATTCCCGATCATCGGTGACGATCCCACCCCGCAAGAACACACGCCAGGCGTGGAACTTCTGGGGCAGGACGTGGATCTCGACAAGGGAACCATCACGATCGACAAGATCCTGGTGTCCCACTACGAGATTCCTCTTGACCACACGCAACTGTCGCACTTCAATGTCCTCGAACCGTTCGCCAGGAAACTGGGGCGTTCGTTGGCAATCAAGTTCGACCAAGACCTGTTCATCACGGGCGTGAAGGCGGCGAACACCGCAGCGTCCACAGGGTTCCACAATGGCGGCAATGCCGTGAACCGCAATTCTGCGTCTCTCGCGGCGGCCTACCCCTTGAGTTCCGCTGGTGCCTTCGACCTGTACGAAGACATTTCGACGTTGGCCAGGGCGATGGACGAGGACAATGTTCCAGAGGACGGTCGGTATCTCTTCATGGTGCCGTACCTGTTCCAGGTCCTGACCTGTGGTCGGGAAAACTTCTTCTTCGATGCCGACTTGGGTCGCACGGAGAACAACCTGATGAACCAAGTGGTCGGAAAGATCGCTCGGTTCAACATCATGCCCATGACCACGCATCTTCCCAGCACGAACATCACCACTGGCCAGAGTAAGTACCAGGG